TCTATTCAAAGAAACTTATGGAGATAAACTTCAGGAGCTAATTCCAGATGGAGTTAAAATCCTTAATAAAATCAAGTTCATGAGTAAGGATAAGACTCCTGGTAAATAATTGCCAGTTTCGTTAAGTAATTAACGGATAAGAATTGCGGAAAAAATCGTGGATATCTTTATAATGTGGTGTTATAAAGACAATACGACCGGAAGTTTAGAAGTAACGTTCTAAACACGGGCAACGACTAGAAGGTGAAACTAATGGATTCCTCTCAACTCTCTAAACTTTTAACATTTGTAATCGGTGATGGTTTTATTACCAAATCTGATGCATTTGCTATTGGGCATGGGAGCAAACAGAGGGATTATTTAGAATGGAAACATGCTTACTTAAGTAGCATGCTCGGTATATCTAATAAAATTATCACTAGAAAGAAAATTCTGAACTCTAAAGAATTCTTAAATCATGGATTTGAGTTTCGTCTTAGAAAGAATTTTGGTTTAGGTGGAATTAGAAAAGAGATATACGGAGATTCAAGTAAGAAAAATTACTTTAAAATTTTAGATAAATGCACAGATTACGATCTTCTACTGACTGTTTGGTTGGGAGATGATGGTATGGTGAGAAGAAGAGTCACTAACGGTGTGACCAACTCGGCTGGTTTAGATATTGCGTCGTTTGATCAAAACGAAGAGCAAAACCTAAAATTAGTTCAGTGGTTTACCAATAAAATCAACGTGACCCCTAAAGTAAAAAAAATGTTTTCATCTAAAACGAATAAACATTGGTATTATATTAGCTTTTCTCAACATGACAGTATGATTCTTTGGAATAGAATTAGAAAAACACTAAATGCTATTCCATCAATGAAGCATAAATTTAGACATGTCGAAGAAAAATATAACCGATGTTATTCATATTTAGAATATAATCCTTCCGCGAGTCCGCAACGACCTACTAACAAAAAATATACACTAGATGATGCTGGATGTTCTTTAGAAGAACTAATCCAATCTTATCAAAATTTAAATAGTACATACAAAGTTGCAGAGAAGTACAAAATCTCTGCCACAGCAGTGAAACGAATGCTTAAAGAAGCTGGAGTGCTTAGGACTCAAAGTGGATCTGTTGTTGAGAGGTCGAATATATAGTCTGAACTCACTGGTGACAGTGAGATTCTGGGATTTATCATTCCAGAGATAACAAACTGAATTTATACCACCAACCAATCATTCTCGGTTAACCTTTAAGCCGAGATTAAACCGACTCTAATTGACTTGGAAGCCCTGAAGAGGGTGACAGGGCGGAAGCGAAAGCACCGTGAGAGACTAAACGAGTTGGCAACGAAAGTTGATGCGATAGTCCGAACTACCGAAATAACAGAATGAAACGGTAGAGGTTAACAGAAATGATTAACCTATTGGGAATTTCCCAATGATAACAGTATGTTAGAGCATGGAGTTACGTTCGCAAGTTCTGATGATGATGCCTTGACTTGTTGAGTTGAGGGCCGTATACTGGTAACAGTATAATGAAAATTGAGGAAAAAACCTGGAAAGCTAAAAGAAAGATACAATGAAAAGATTTGGTTCTGTTTATGTGATAACTAATAAAATCAACGGACGTAAATACGTAGGTCAAACTCGTAATAAAGTATGTTGTCGATGGAATGCACATAAAAATAACAAAACAAGTCTTTTAGGAAAAGCGATTATAAAGTACGGATTACATAATTTTATTTTTACTGAAATTGTTACTTGTTTTGATATGGATTCTTTAAATTATTTTGAAAAATATTTTATAGAGCATTTCAATACAGTACGCCCGAGTGGTTATAACTTAACTACTGGTGGTAATAATTACACGTTTGATGATTCTACTAAAGAAAAAATGAGAAATAAAAAATTAAATAAAGAATCAAAAAACCATATTATTGCAGTAAAGGCAACCAATTTAATTACAAATGAAGAAATTGTGTTTAATTCATTTAAAGAAGCTTCTAATAAATTAAATATTTCAAGAAGCAGTATTTTAGTGAGTTGTAAATATAGGGTAATTCGTAAAAATTTTATATTTGAATATCTTTCTCATGCTAATCAGAGCGGAAGTTCGAAAGAAATCTTTGAACACGCGCAGAGACTAGAAGGTGAGACTGAAAATGTTAATAACCCTTCCACGAGTCCTCGATTTCCAAAAAAGTATTATGATTTGTCTAAAGAAATTATAGATTTACATAATAAAAATAAAACGCCACATGCTATTTCTAAACAATTAAGTTTGGATAAAACAATGGTTGGTTATTTTATTCATTGTTTTGGAAAGTAAGATAGTCCATACCAATAGAAATATTGGACTGTAGGGATAAAGAGCCCTACACGGGTATAACCCGATAATGTCAACTTACAAGCACCTGTCTCTGGTCAAATCCGTGACGCTCAAGTCAGGGGTTACCCAGCTGTTCTACGTTCCGTTCTCGGATACGTAGCGGCTTCCCGTGCTGCTCTTGGTGGTGAGAAAGCGTTCATGGATTCAACTAAATACATTGTTGCAAACATGCTTCGTTCTATGTCCAAGAAGCTTGAAATTGGAATGCTTTATGGACAAATGGGATACGGCGCAGTTGGTGAAGTTGGTTCAGATGATGGTGAGCTGGCTGCTAACCAAATCACTGTGACTACTTCCGAGTGGGCACCGGGAATCTGGGCAGGAGCAGAAGGAATGCCTATTGAGATTCGTAATGCTTCGGGATCTACTGTTCGTGGACAATTCAAAGTTGTCTCCGTTAACATGGAAACTCGAGTTCTAACTCTCGATGCTTCAGCTGCTGCCGGCGTTATAGCAACCGATGTGATCTGGCACAAAGGTGCATATGGAAATGAATTCCCTGGAGTTCATAAAATCCTCACTAACACTGGAACCATTTTCAACATCGATGCTGGTCAATATAACCTTTTCAAAGGTAACAACTATGATGCAGATGGTGCTCCTCTTTCTTTCACCAAACTAGGTGAAGCCGCTGTACGTGCAGTTGAAAAGGGCCAAGAAGGAAAGCTCCTTGCGCTTGTTAATCCTCGTGCATGGCAGGATATGCTTTCTGACCAAGCTGCCCTCCGTAAATATGATGCGAGCTACACCTCCGCTAAATTGGAGAACGGTGCTCGTTCACTTCTTTATCATGCTCAAAGTGGTGAAATTGAAATCGAAGCTTCACTCTATGTTAAAGAAGGACATGCTTTCCTTCTCAGCCTAGAAGATTGGATGCGTGTTGGATCTTCTGACATTTCATTCAAGCGTCCTGGTCAGGGTGAAGAGTTCTTCCGTGATCTTGAGAACAGTGCTGGTTACGAGCTACGCCTCTACACCGACCAAGCCCTCTTCTGTCAAGCTCCTGGTCGCAATACCATTATCACTGGTATCGTAAACGGTTACGTTGCTCCGTAATTAAGCGGCTGTACGTGGGGGGTAAGGGAAACTTTACCTCCCTTTTTAAATTATATTATCTATATTTAACAACTATAAAAGTATGAGTGTTGTCATAGAGATACAAGGAACACCAATTGAATTTCCATCCACAGGGGAATCTCCCAATTGGGCTCCCGCCGTTATTCAATTCGCTCAATCTGTAGAGCAAGCCTTATTAACATCAAGTATTTCTAGTGATATTCCACCACAAGTTCAAGAAATTACAGCAGACGCAACGATAACTCCTAGGAATATTATAAACTTACAGTTTTCGCCGTTGCAAGTGCGAGTGGCGTATATTAACTATTCCTTGTTTTTCGTTAGAGGCACTGGTGTTACCAGTGTTACAACATCCGAAAGCGGCACGATTACAGCACTTTACAATGGATCTGATTGGGTGTTGTCTAGGGAATACGTCGGACAGGCAATCGATGGTAGTTTGATTTTTGATATTACCCTTAGTGGTCAAGTCACACTACAAACACCTTCTTTAGTTGGCTATACGCAATCGAAAATTAGTTTTTCAGCAAAAACATTAGCACAGAGTTCATAGAGGTTTGAATGGCTTTGCAATTTAGAAAATTTATTGATGGAATTAGGGTTGTTCCTAAAACTACGGGAACATCAGATCAAACTGGTGATTTAGAAGTTATTACTAGTACCGGCAAATTATCTTATTTCAATGATGTCGTATCTAGCGATAAAAACTCACCGATTGTCACAGAAGCCCACTCCGCAACGCTCACAAATAAAACCATTGATGGTGATGCCAACACCCTACAAGACATAGCCCTCACATCACTTAAAACTGATGGTTCTGGAGCAAATAAGGTTGTAAGACGAAACGCCTCGGGTGAGGTTGTTTCGGGCAATAACATACTAGATTCAAGTGACTTGATTACAGCGGACGCCACACAAACGCTCACAAATAAAACCATTGATGGTGACGACAACACCCTACAAAACATAGGTCTATCTGCTCTAGACGCGGGTACACCCGACACAGTTTTAAGATACGACGCTAGTGGTAACGTTATTTCTGGAAATCCATTACCTGCGGATACAACAAGTCAAATTGTTACCTTAGACTCTACTGATGTTCTTGAAAATAAAACTTTGGATGCGCCAATTGTTAAAACCTCTATCACTGGAGATGGTGTTTCTGATTTAACCATTTCAACTGCATCTAAAGATTTAGTTTTAACCTCCACTAACGCAAAAGTTAAATTAAACGCAATAAATAATGATGTCACGCTTCAAGATACAATTGCTGTTAATACTAGTGGTGAAATAACCCATGTTGCCCCTAATTTCAGGGTTACAATAAGCACAC